ATTACGATAGGGGTAGATGACTATTCACCCTAAAGGCGGGAGCTGTATCACCAGAGCACAGCAACACTCTTTTGGTGGCAAGGAAATAGCAGGAATTGAAAAGTATCCCGTTTGTATTCTCAACTCAAGATCACATTTCCGGGTCGAGGCCTTGGAGTTTACCAAAGAGGAACAAATTCTGTTCGAGCATACAAGTCGCGATTGTACTTGTATGTCTCCATCTGCTCGTAGTAAGTGGGAACATGAATATTTATGCCCACCGCTGCGAGTTCCTCTCGTATGCGAGTACTCCAATACTCGTACACTTCTTGCGGATGGAGAGAAAGTTCCATTATCGTCTGTTCGCAGTTTTCAAGGGTAGCTGTACGACGCGCTTTTCCGCGAATCCAGTTAGTGATTTCCAAAGTGTTCACCAAGTCCATTGGTGCCAAAAAGGTTCCATCCATTTGGATCGCAAACTTCCTTTTTAGGAATGCGACTTCTTCCAGTGGTTTATACGGAAGAATCTTTCCAGTTTTGGTCTCATCTGTATAGGTAAGACCGAAGGAAGCAAGAGCATCAGTAAGAGTAAGTTGATTGAACCAATCAATGATTTCAACACTTACAGATTTGATGTCGTCGTCACCATAAATGATCTCCGCGACGTGCTTTCGATAATCACACAATGCTGGAAGACCTTGCTCCTTCTTGAGGAGTAGGTACGCGACACGCATAACAATACCATTGAAAAGAGAGTTGATGATGACGGTCAGAGGATTTCCTGAGGGTTGCGAGTGAGTCTTACGAATCACCTCGCCTCGCACAAGAATGTCAGCATTACAAATGTGCTCCCACAAGGCAGCACGAATAAGCTGAGATTCCTCATCGTCACCATACCAGTCGTTTATCTTCTCAACAATTTTAACTAAAATTTGCATGAGAAGAGAGCCATCAAAGTTCGAAAAATCACCAGCAATCATATAGTTTCCTTTTGATTGCAAGTGATGCGCCAGTTTCGTCCATTCCAGAGAATAAGGATTGATACCAACAGCTATGCCGTTATCTATCCTGTTTCTCATTACATGGGCAGCGAAATCCAGAAAATATTGTCTGATAGCAATCACGAGGTGCTGTGGGCAGGCTTCGAAAACTCGAGTCTTTCCAGCATTCACCTTCTCGATTGGTCGTTTCTCGTCTTTGAGGGTAGCAATCGAAATTGCGTTCCCTCGGATTCCTTGCTTAGAATCGTCTATCAAGTCCTGGACATCTCGCTTGAGCTCTGGGTTATCGATGATGTACTCATCACCGTCGCCTAGCCAAGCAGTTTTGCCTTTGGACCGATTGTTCAGGTTGTAAGGGTAGCCAGGCGAAGTGGTACGGTTGATCGGACGTTTGTACGGATCACCTTCCACTCCGACGATAGCTTCC